GTTTAGTGGGTGAATCGTCAAAAGTGGATACCATAGTTGCTTGATAAGCCTCTTCCAATGTGACACTTCCACCAGCATTACTCACAATAATTTTTCCCGAAGGATTTCCAAATCTATCAGGCAAAAGTATAACAAGTGACCTTCCGATTTCATCAATACTTGTAGTAAAATCTGTTCCAACCACAGCAATTTGTGCTGTAGGTGTCGACACTTTAATATTACTTTTCTTTATCTTCCCACCGAATCCTGAAGCAAATCTAGCGGTGCCTTGTGCCATTCGTATGGCCATTTTGGATTTAGAAGGGTCGGGGTCGTAATATACCTCGTCTATCCAAACCTTGGTATGTTCTGTTAAATCAAGTTTCTCGTCTCCTTGAAACTGAATTTTCATTCTCCCATTCTGAGTATGTGCTGTATCATACATCAACACATCAGGTTCAGTGTTTGCACCGACAATCGAAGACTCTCCGTCTCTCTGAAGTCCTGCTGAACCTTTATATTCTATAATCTCACCTATTGGTTCACCTAAAAGTGAACCAATAAGTAAAAGATTAATCGTTAGAATCTTTCTGAACGATGTCAATATCTGCATTAGAAGTCACGAAAGATACATCAATAATACCACTACATAGTGACCCTGAAGGACACCCAGCATCTGAACCACTCTTTTGAATGATGTCGATGTCATTGGTAGACCCAGTTAAAACTGCAGTAATACTATTATCAGATGCATCAGCTTGGATTGTGTTGATATCATTTGATGAACCATTAACAGTCCAGTTCCAAACTGCATTGTCACTATCTACTTTTGTAGTGAATACGTTTGATGAACCATCTAAGTCTAAGTCCCAGTTAAGATATTCTGCAGATGCATCATATCCGATATCAATGTCGAATGTGTTTGATGAACCATCTATTGTTCCTAACATATTAATGTAATCAGCACTACCAACATATCCTACGTTCCAATCCATTGAGTTAGAGTCACCAGTAAAAGTTAAGTTTACTGTGGCATTATCTGCAATGAATGGGCCGTATAATTTGTTCGAGTCTCCGTCTTGTAATAATGTTAAACTGTTAGTTCCACCAGTCAAAATCATATCAATTGATGAACTTGAAAAGTCATCTCCACCAACTTTGTTTGCATAACCTTTTTGAGTTATGTTCAAAGTCAAATTGTCACCTGACTGTTGTATCCAAATCTCGTTATCATCTGCAGCTGCAGATACAAAACCAGTTAACCCTAATGATAAACATAATAAAAGAAGTTTATTCTTCATTTTGTTTTTCCTCTATTTTCCAAAAACCTCTATCGTGTCCTTGGTATATTAATTCTAAGACGGCAAGTTCAATTGCAGAACGAGTCGCTTTTGTGACTCCTTCGTTTTGTGCTACACCATCTTCTATCTCAACAAGTTGTGTATCCATATCCACAAACTTGAATATATCATACCCACCACCCGTGCTAAGAATCGTCTTCTTAGTTTGGACGTTTAATAATATTTCACCAGTAAGTGTTGAAATTCCTCTCAAACTTACAGTCACCACATCTCTCCTATAGGAGTTTGATGCACCGATGCCTAATGTTCTTGCACCTCGTCCACCACTTTCAATGTTAGTGTCATAACCAACTATCCCTCCGTCAAGAAGGATACCAGCAAATAAAAGAGGTTGAATTCCTGTTGGGGAATCTTCATTACCTTCTTGATTTGCAAAGTCTTCTCTTGCACTTCGTATGATTTGTCTCTCTCTTACAAGTGCATCTAAATTTGTTCTCTCTACTACTCTAAACCATTTACCTTCCCCAGCAGTCTTAAGTGCATCAATCAAGAATGCTTCTGCACCTTGGGTCACTGCAGTTGAGAATGATGCAACTCCGTCCATTCTCTTCCTTTGTCCTGTCTTATCTAAAAAACCATACACTGCAACAATAGGCATTGTCTCTGCAGCTGGTAAGTCTGTAAGTTCTTGGTAGGTTGGTATCTTCACAACCTCTGCACCTTCAATACATGAACCTACACGTTGCATAACTGTAGAATCACAAGTGTCTTGCATAGAGGGAATACTTGCACACCCACTAGTGAGCAAGACCATAATTAGTCCTACTAATCCTACATTTTTCATTTAGAAACTTCCTGTTCCAACTGGTATGTCTAAAGTTGTTGTCGTCCCGTCTTCTGCTACAATGGTTAACCTAATAAATTCTGCACCATCTTCACCAACTAATTTTTCGTATGTGACTGTATTCCCTTCTATTGAGAAAACTCCATATGATGCAGCTTCTCCGTTAGAGAACATATTTTCTACTAACTGTTTTGCTATCTGAGCGTAAATTCTACTTTCGACATTTCTCAAAAATTTGGCAAGAGTGGTATTATCTGCATCCCTTTCTGCTTTTGCAATTCGGTCTTCTATGTCTTGTGCTATCTTATCACGTCTTGATTTTTCTTGATTCTCAATTGTGAGATAGTGTGATGATTGTCCTATTCCACTGAAGGAAGGACTTTTGAATTTGTGAACTATTTCATCTGCACTTACACTAAGTGCAAAACAAATACTAATTATTACTGTCGGTTTTATCATCTGTCATGTTTCCTCTCTTTTTTTGGTTCTCTTTGTATTCGAGAACTACGTCTACTTTTTGTTGTAGACGAATCAAGTCTTGGTCTAACATTCTCACTTGGTCAATCACTTTAATCAATGCAAAGTGTTGTTTTTCGATTTCGGGTTCCAATTTTTCACCCACAAACCACCAAACATAATATACGAAATATCCAAGTCCAACCATCATTACGATTGGAAATCCATAATCAGAAATAAGTTGTGCAATATTTTCCACTAGTCCCTTCTCACGTCTAGTTTCCCGTCTTCTATAAAGTTCTCTGCACGTGCAATTCTCTCTATATCGGGTCTAAGTTCTAAGGCACTTGACACTAGCATGTCTATCTTAATCATTTCGTTAGACATTGTTCTTGCACGATTCTCTAAACTCTTACAAAACATGGTAAGGGTTTTGATAGAATCAACGACACCTTCTAGTATTTGTTTGATAACTGTAAAAATAAAGAAACCCATCACTAGACTTCCAGCAATCGGAGCTCCCACGTCACTTATCAAACCAAATATATCCATACCTTTATTTATACTAATGACTGTTTACAGACAATAAAAAAAGGGTGCATAAGCACCCTTTTGTTATTACGTTCAGTTTATAACTGTTCTCGTAATTCACTTATAACATCTGCTTTAGAACCACTCTTCTTGACTTTAAGATTTTTCTTATCTGCCATTTCAATGAGTTGATTTTTAGTAAGTTTCTTTAATTCTGCAACACTTGGTGTTTTAGGTTTAGGTGCTGGTGTCGGTTTTGACACACTTGAACCTTTATCCTTCTTATTTTGAATAAAGTAAACAATACCTACAACAGCTATTATTCCAATTATGATTTCCATTACATTTCCTCAGTTTATTTTTCTAACAATGGATTTTTATTCTTGGCTTTACCTATTACTAGTGCAAGAACTTCTAGGTATTTGTATACCTTTGCCCATATCTTATCATCTGCGGGTGTTGGTGTCAAAGCGACAATAACACTACAAATAGATATAACGACTGGAATTACCATAAGTAAGTTCCAAATCCCCATAATAAAGTCTATTATGCTTGATAACATAGTTTCCTCCATTTGTCATTTATTTATAACAGTTGTATTTAGGAATTTTGGGAACCGATTGAGTATTTTGTTGTCAATTTCCATTCGGATTTCTCTCTAAATGGTATAATTTTTATCTGACTTAGGGGTGCTTTTGGGTCTTCAATTTGTGTCTTATTGACTACAGATACTAGTTTCCATTGTTCTAAAAGTGACACTATAGTGTTTCTTCGTGCAATATCTGACTCATCAAGATTAGAAGATTTACCATCGAGTTTGAATAACTCTTTGAAATGTGTGATATAATACTTACCACGTTTGTGTAGAATATGACAAGACTGAAATAATTCCTTATCCTTTCTTGATGCGACACCTATTCTAGAAAGTGTTTCTCTAATTTTTAAAAAATCATCTTTTTCGGGGAATGTGACCTCTACTAGGCCTTTTACTATTTCTTCTTGGTTATCCATTATCTCTACCACCAGTTTTCATACTGTTTTTCAATTCACGATATTGTTTTTCAGATAGTAAAGTTGCATATTCTTTTGCTTCTTTTGTTGATATCTGATAATAATCTTTAATTATATCGAGTTTTTTACTAACGTAAGGTTTACTCCACTTGGAGAACCTTTGACGTTTCCTAAGAGTATTTAGGAAAAAGACATATTGAAGACGATTGTCTACACCATGTCTAATGT